TTTTGTATGCAATTGAGCAGCAATATAAATTTAGACCAGACTTATTAGCATATGATCTTTACGGTGATTCAAAACTGTGGTGGGTGTTTACACAGCGTAATATGAATATATTAAAGGATCCTATTTTTGATTTTACAGCAGGTACTAGAATTTATTTGCCTAAGAAATCTAATCTTTCACAATTCTTAGGAGTCTAAGTTGCCAATTAGTGTTTACAGCCCCCAGGTAGCTGCACCTGCAACTAAAGTATCGCAGGGTTCTGCAACAGTTACTACTAATGAAAGACCCGCAGCCGCAGCCGCACCTGTGCAACAAAATGCAGACGGTTCTAAATCTGCCCCACCTTCGTCTGGAAATACTAACAATGCTTCATCTAGTAGCGGAGGTGGAGGCAGCGCACAGACTTATTCCCCATCATACATATCTGAATTAGTAGGTAATCCATTAGATAACTTTGCATCATATGCTCCGTTATGGACGCTGGCTGTTTTAACTCCTAAACAATTTAACGATCCAACATCATACAGATCTGATGATGCTAGTTTTGCAGGTAATTCATACTTTGATGCAGCAGGTAATGTTGTTAAGTCTGGCGTTGTTTTCTCTTCGGCGGGAAGATACGATCAGTATAGAGTTAACACTGAATATGGTGCCCCGGAATATTTTGTTAATAACTTTGTTATGAATTCTGTGATTGCTCCAACAGGTAAAACAGGCAACTCAAATGCTATTAAATTCTCATTTGATATTTTTGAACCCTACTCAATGGGTCTGTTATTACAAAGTTTACAGAACGCTGCTATTAAAGCTGGTTATGCCAGCTACCTTGATAATACTCCGTATTTGTTAAGATTGGATTTCGTTGGATATACTGATGACGGCACTCCTTCAAAGATTCAACGATCTAAATTCTTTACCTGCAAGTTGTTATCAGTTAAGTTCGATGTTACAGAATCAGGCAGCAATTATAAAGTTGAAGCTATTCCATATAATCATCAAGCTTTTGGCAAAGTAACAAATACATTATATAAAGACTATACTTTGATCGGCGGAAGCATTCAAGAATTATTAGCCACTGGTGAACAATCACTATCGGCAATTTTAAATAAAGAACAAGAAGATAATGTAGCCAACGCAAAAAATCAAGCTAAGGCTAATGAGTATGTTTTTGTATTTCCTAAAGATGCACACGATTCAATTGGCGTTACTGTTACTGCAACAGCCGGCGACGGCGGTGCAACAAGTAACAAGTTTCAATACAAGCCGATTACTGTAAAAGCTCCACCTGCAGAAACAACAGACTTTGGCAACAACATGATTGGCGATTCTGATATGGGGTTTACCGCAGGCTCGGGCGGAACTTATCCGGCTAGTAAAGAAGCTGACGTCTATGACGAAGACACAGGCAGATTTGATAAATCAAAAGTTCAATTAAATGCTACTAAACGCCAGTTCCAGTTTACTCAAGGGCAAACGATTACACACATTATTACACAATTAATATTAAGTAGTTCTTTTGCTAAAAATGCGTTAACTGAAGCAAAGTTAAAACCGGACGGTACTATTACTTGGTTTAAAATTGATGTTCAAATACAGTTAAAAGAATACGATGTGCTTGCTAAGGATTTTGCTAAAAAAATAATTTATAGAATTGTTCCATATTCTGTTCACTCGAGCGTGTTTCAAAATCCAACAGCAACTCCTGTGGGATATAAACAGTTAGAAAAAAAGATTGCTAAAAGATACGATTACATCTACACAGGACAAAATAATAGTATTATTAAATTTGATCTGCAATTTAATACTTCTTTCTTTGCAGGTGCAAATCCGTCGAGTCCGGAAAAGTCCGGCAATGTTGCTAACCCCGGATCTAGTAGCTCTTCCAAAGAAGAAAACACAAAATATGCAGCAGTTGCTGGATCTGGAGCAGCGGCACAAACTGCACTAACTGGCATGGCACCGGTTAAGAACGACCCAGCACTATTGGACAAACAATATTCAGGCGGTTCTGGAGATTCTACTCCAGAAAAGAAAGTAGCAGAATCATTTCAACGTAGTTTTTTAAACAGCGGCGACATGATTACCTGCGGCATTGAATTAATAGGTGATCCTTACTGGATGGTTGACAGTGGTATTGGCAATTACATTGCTAAGAAAGTAACAGATGCAGTTACAGAAGACGGTACTATGACCTATGATGGTAGTGATGTATACACATATATTACATTTAGAACTCCGTCGGACGTTTTAGAAGGCACTGGATTAATGGGATTTCCTAACCAGGGCAAAGTAAGTGGCTTTAGTGGAATTTATAAAGTACTTTCGTGTGAAAGTAGATTCACAGACGGCAAATTTACACAACAATTAAAACTTGTAAGAATGCCCGGTCAAGCAACAGACTTCAATCTTGAGAAACAACCTGCAGAAAATAGATCTAGTGTATTCCAGGTTGTACCAATCGGTGTAGTAACGAATGTAGATGATACTACTACGCCTGCAAATAATACGGATACCGCAGCATGAGTAATTCAAATACAGACACTAGACCGTCAGCCGCTGTCAGCGGTAAGAAGAATATGGGGCCTGGAATCTATAAGGCCACAGTTGTTGGTCACATGGATCCTAGTTACATGGGTGGTCTTAAAGTTGTTTTGCAAAAAGAGCAAGGCAATGATAAAAACAGAGAAGGTCAGCAGTTTCTTATTAAATGTGCTAGTCCGTTCTATGGGGCCACTGATTTTAATCACCAAGGCGAAAATCTAGCTTCAGAAACAGACGGTGCCACAGGCTTTAACGACACACAAAAATCCTACGGTATGTGGTTTGTTCCGCCTGATATCGGCGGAACAGTTCTTTGCGTATTTGTCAACGGTGACCCTGGCGAAGGGTACTGGATTGCTTGTGTCCCAGACAAATTTGCTAACCACATGATTCCTGCTATTGGCGGAAGTTTAGATTTAGATATTAGTGCCGACGACAAAAAGAAATACAGTACCGATATGCCCTTACCCGTTGGAGAGATCAACAGGCTTGTCAACGATTTAACAAAAAATGAAAGTATTGGCACTATTAAAAAGCCGGTGCACCCTATTGCTGATAGATTTTTAGAGCAGGGGTTGTTAGAAGATGACTGCCGCGGAACTAGCCCATCTAATGTAAGACGCAGTTTGCCTAATATGTTGTTTGGTATTAGCACTCCTGGTCCGTTAGATCAAGAAGGTAAAAAGAAAAACATTGGCAGTTCGGATAAACCACAGCCAGTAAGTCGATTGGGCGGCACACAGATTGTCATGGATGACGGTGACGATCAGTATCAACGTAAAAAACCCGCCAGCGAGGGTGGTGTAGAATATGCAGATACACTGGCAAAAGAAAAAGGCCAGCCTAATATTCCTTATAGTGAATATTTCCGTATTAGAACTCGTACTGGTCATCAGCTATTAATGCACAACAGTGAGGATTTAATTTACATTGGCAATGCCAAAGGTACTACCTGGATTGAACTAACTGCCAACGGTAAAATTGATATATTTGCAGAAGATAGTATTAGTATTCATACTCGAAATGATATTAACTTTCGTGCAGATCGTGACGTGAACATTGAAGCAGGTCGCAACATTAATATGCGAGCCGAGTCTGGTAGATTCCAGTTAGATGTGTTTACGGACTACAATATAACAGTTGGACAAAACGGTAAAATTACCGTAGGCAAAGAATACGAAACAGTAGTAGGCGGGAGCACTAAACTTACCACTACAAATAATTATGACGTTAACACCGGTAAATCAAATGCGTTTACAGCAGGGTCAAACACTGACATACTAAGCTCAGGATACCATACAGAACAAGCCGCCCGTATTGATATGAACGGTCCAAAAGCTAAAGCAGCCGTAGCGGCCAAGCCTATTAATCCTTTGATACTAAGAGAAAACTTTATCACAGACACAACATTGGGCTGGGAAAAGAAATATCAAGACACAAAAACATTGTCAAGCATTATGCGTAGAGTACCTATGCACGAACCTTGGCTAGGGCACGAAAACTTTGCTCCTAATATTTGGACCAAAGAAAATACGGATAGGGAAAAAGAATAATTATGGCTAATAAACTTTACAGTCAAAAACGAGTAGCAGTTAATAAAGCTACGACAGGAGATGCTAACTCGGGCTTCTTTACCTATAAAGGATTCAGTAGTCAACAAACTAAAAAGAAGTTTAAGCTCTACGATATTGAGTTAGTTAAGCAAGACTTGATCAATCATTTTCATATCCGTAAAGGCGAGAAGTTAGAAAATCCAGACTTTGGTACAGTTATTTGGGATATGTTATTTGAACAAATGACTGAAGAAAACAAACGCATTATTACCAAAGATGTTGAAGACGTTATTAACTCTGATCCAAGAATTTCTATCAACGGTGTAACAATCGACTCAACTGACCAAGGAATCCGCATCGAAGTGGACTGCGTATATATGCCCTTTAACATCAACGAGCGTATGAGCTTTAACTTTGACAAGACAAATAACATTATTAGATAAAACAGCACTTAATTTTGTCTGGTAAATATGTAATAGGGATAGCAAAATGACTACAACTGCAAGACAAAATAACTTAATTTTAGCAGAAGATTGGACTAAAATTTATCAGACATTTAGAAGTGCTGACTTCAAATCGTACGATTTTGAAAATCTGCGCAGAGTAATGATCACGTATCTTCGTGAGAATTATCCAGAGGATTTCAACGACTATATTGAAAGTTCTGAATATCTTGCGCTAATTGATGTTATCGCATTCCTTGGACAAAGTCTATCGTTCCGCATTGACCTGGCTTCTAGAGAAAACTTTATTGACCTAGCTGACAGAAAAGAGTCAGTGTTGCGTCTAGCCCAGATGTTATCCTATAATGCTAAACGTAATAAACCATCAAGCGGATTATTAAAGTTTGACACTATTTCAACTACTGAAACTATCAAAGATAGCAACGGTAAAAATCTTTCTAAGCAAACAATTATTTGGAATGACCCTACTAATTCTAATTGGTATGAGCAGTTCGTTCTAATCTTAAATTCAGCTATGGCATCAAACTTAGAGTTTGGTAGAAGCCAAGGCGAAGCAGTAGTTGACGGCATTAAAACACAACAGTATGTGTTCAATACCTACAGCACTGATGTTCCTGTATTTGCATTCTCCAAAGCTGTAGCAGCAAGAAATACAGTTTTTGAATTAGTCAGCACATTGGTTAATACTACCACTTCTACAATTGAAGAAGAAGCTCCAACACCAGGAACACAAATTGGATTTGTGTTTAAGACAGACGGCAAAGGATCGGCTAGTGCCAACACTGGTTTTTACATGATGTTTAAACAGGGCAGTTTAGAACTAGCTGACTTTGCAATTGCACAGCCAACTACTAATGAAAAAGTTTCAATTGAAAATCCTAACATCAATAATGATGACGTATGGTTATTTTCTCTAGGCTCAACAGGAATCCAAGGAGAACAATGGACTCCTGTTTCGAGTTTATCCGGCAACAATATATTGTATAACAGTATAAACAAAAATATTAGAAACATCTACAGCGTTATTACTAAGCCAGATGATAAAATTGATTTACAGTTCTCAGACGGTATCTACGGTAATTTGCCACAAGGCAGCTTTAGAGCTTATTACAGAGTTTCAAACGGTTTATCTTATTCTATTGCCCCAACAGAAATGCGCGGCATTAATATCGACATTCCATATGTTAATAAACAAGGCAGTGCTCATACTTTAACAATTAGCATGGGGTTGAAATATACTGTGTCTAATTCAGCAGCAACTGAAGACATTGAAAGCATTAGAACAAAAGCACCGGCAATTTATTACACACAAAATAGAATGATTACTGGCGAGGATTATAATGTCAGTCCGCTATCAGCATCTACCCAAGTTGCAAAAGTAAAGGCTGTTAATAGAACAAGCAGTGGTATCAGTAGATACTTTGACTTGACAGATCCAACTGGAAAGTACAGTAGTACAAATTTATTTGCAGACGATGGCGTCTTGTATAAAGAAAATTATTCTTACTCGTCTAACTTTACCTACCTAACTCAGACTGACATTGAAGGAATTATCTATGGTGACATTTATAAAATTCTAAAAACCACGGATTTAAGAAATTTTTATTATAGCAATTTTATAAATTATCTCACAGTGAGTTTAGAAATTATATGGTACAATGTAACTACTGACAGCAACAGTTCAAGTGGTTATATTGGTGCAAGCAACAATTCTACACCTTACAAAGTTGGTTCATATTCAGCAACAGATTTGAGATTTTTAACTCCAGGATCACTAGTTAAGTTTGTGGTGCCTGATACAGCAACACAATACTTTGATACACTTGATAATAATATTATCAAAACTGGAAACATAAACAGCAAAGGTGCCAAGTCGTATGTATGGGTTGAAATTATTTCAGTAGCGGATGACGGCACAGCATTGGGCACTGGCACGTTGTCAACAGGACTTGGGCCAATTGTCATCAATCAAACATTTGATACTACCAACGGGGTATATCCTGTAATTGGACAGTTAATTCCAAAATTTACCAGAACTATTGATGCTACAACACGAGCCACAATGGTTGATTTAATATTTTCAAATCAACCGTTTGGATTAAGATACGATGCTGGAACACAATCTTGGAAAATCATATTTGAATCTAATTTAAATACATCCAGCGCATTCACACTGGGCAATCAGGGAGATGCTACTAATTCACAAAAAGATTCTAGCTGGTTAATCTTGTTTACAACTAATAATCAGTATTATACTACCACGTCACGATTTTTGAGATACGTTTTTGAAAGCGATAAACAACTTAATTTCTATGTGGATGCTGAT